CGCGCGCGGACACCCGCCTGTCCCAGGCTTTCACGCGCATCACGGGAGTCGACTCCCAACCCAGGCGAGCCCTCCCCACCGCCCGCACCGCGCTGGCTTTCGTGCACGACGCATTGCACTACATGGCACCGCGCGACGTGTGGAGCTGTTCCAGCGTTCCCCGAAGCTGGTGTCCGTGTACGCCACGCTCGTGCTCCCGATCGAAGCGCGTCACCGGCACCCCAGCTTGTACCCGGAGCTCTACCGGATCAACTACCGCGCTGAGGGCTTCGACTACCTCCCCGGGGCCCACGGCGGCGAGGCCTACGTGCACGAGTACGGACAGCTCGACTGGCTGGCCGTGGGCGCCATATTCGCCGGTGCTTTCTCGTTGCACGTGGAGCGCATCACCTCCCTGGCGGCACACCACATCTTCGTCATCACACGCAAGACGCCTGTGGTCCCAAGTTTCCGCCCCTTCGAGGCGGATAGGATGGTCGTCCTGCCACCAGTCTTCGCGGACTACGACGAGTCCGACGCCCTGCCGATCCCCCGCAAGCTTGCCATGCAGTGCATGCTTTACGCGCGCTCCGTGAAGGCGGTCACGCACCGCGATTTCTACGCAAAGTTGCGGCAGCTCCTAAGCGGGAAGGCCCTGGAGTACGCCGACCCGCGCTGCATCGCGCACATCGCGAATTACTTCGTCTTCATGTCCGGGACGAGTTGCGCCAACGACTACGGACAGATGATCGGCGAGGGCTGGTGCACGCGCGTGGCCAACCGCGTACGCCAACTGGCCGCCGACTGCACCGAGGGTCTCGTGGGTCTGAGCTCCTACCGCGTGGCCAAGAAGCTCTTGGACTGGGAGCCCTTCTCCTACACGCTGAGGGTCCACACTGTCGACGGGTCGACCCTCGGGGAGAAGCTGCTCGCCGCCGCTGCCGGCCAAGAGGCGGTGCGCGTCCGGGCGAAGCACGCAGCAGCGCGCGCAGAGCACGCAGAGCTTTTCCCCCCCCAAAATCCAGAGGCGCGGACCAACGACGCCAGCCGGGAGATCGCCGCCCCGGAGGCCCCAACGGACGGGCAGGAGCACCTCAGCGCCGGCGATAGGGAGGAGCTGTTTAATGCGCTCTCCTCCGCGTCGCGCCCCCCTCCCCTCGACGACACCGCCATCCCGGACCCACAGACTGTTGCCGCCGTGGTGCACGAAGTCTCGCAGGATCGTCTCCCGCGGGTGTTCCTTCCCCCGCGGCGCGCCACCGGCAGCGAAACCGCCAGCGTGCCGACGCAGCAGCTCAGCGCGCCGCGCCCCCGAGTCGCCGTCACCGCACCGGCCACGCCCCAGCGCATGCCGTGGGACTTCCTCTGCCCCGACGAGGGTGCCGTCGACGCCGAGCTTTCCCGGCCCTCCGACAGGGTGCCGAGCTCGCCCGAGCCCCTCCCGACCTTAAGCTTCGGCTTGCCGCACGCGGAGGTCATCGGGTGCACGTGGGCCGAGAGAGCAGGCCGCCCCGGCACGCACGGGCTCGGCTCCCCCCTCCTCCTCCCGGACATGATGCTGGAGGAGCCGCGCACCCCCGCCCGCTGGGCCTCCCGCCCCCTCGACGTGGTGACACTGTGCGCCCGTCTCCGCACCATTGCCCGCGATCGCCCGAAGCCAACCGTCAGCGCCCCACCCGGCTTTGCTGCACACGGGATCCACTGCTTCAGGCCCACGGCACGGCGGCATACACCCGTGGGCACGCCGGCGCGACTGGACGCCGAGGTGCGCACACTGTTGGCCCGGGTCAACGCCAGACTCGGCTGCAATCGGGAAGGCGTCGCCGTGCCTGCTTGGGGCCGTTTCAGCATCTTGGCGTCTGGGGCGGAGCATGATGACGACGCCGACACCGACACCGACGCCGCCGAGGCCGCCAACACGACCACCTGCGTCGCCGCCCCCGCTAAGCCGCGCACACCGCGCGCACGGACCAAGGCGTGTATCACGCCGGAGTCCCG